ATCTATCCTATTAACCTTAAACCCATAAGAGTAGAAGAATATGGAGACAACCTCTTCGATTAAACATTTGAAATTAGTAACGGGTGAGGAACTTATTTGTGAGTTAGTTAGCGAAATGAAAGACTCTTTTATTGTGCGAAATGCATTGAGTCTTACAGCTAAAACAATGAATGATGGTACTAAGTTTTTTGCTTTTAAAACATACATGGTTTATCAAGACTCACCGATGAATATAATCATGGTATTTACTGACAAGGTAATGTCTATTGCTGTTCCGACTGAGGAGATGACAACTCAGTATAGTAATGCACTGAAAGAAATGGCTGAATATCTTGAAGAAGATGAGAGTCAACAACTGGAAGATGACTTCAATGATTCACTTTCTCTAGACGACTTTCTTGATGAGATGAATATTAAATTGAATGATGGAGACATTGATTCCGACATTAGTGGGATGACAATTAATTAGTATATTATCCTCCCTTGGCAACAGAGATATTATACACTATAAAACGCGATCTGTCAAGCGCATTGACAAACACTGTAAATTATAGTATAATGTGTTCTTAATTAATCGAGTTGTATATTATGAAACCAAAAGAAAAACCACATTACGTAAGTAATAGAGACTTCTCAAACGCTGTGGTGGAGTACTGCACTGAAGCTAGAGAAGCTAAATCAAATGAACAACCTGTTCCGGTTGTTACGGATTATATCGCATCTTGCTTTCTTAAGATCGCCGAAGGTCTGTCTCACAAAGGAAACTTTGTTCGGTACACTTACCGTGAAGAGATGGTTATGGACGCTGTTGAGAATATGCTCAAAGCGATTGAGAATTATAATATAGAAGCCGCAACTCGTAGTGGCAAACCAAATGCGTTCGCATACTTCACTCAGATATCTTGGTTTGCCTTTCTTCGCAGAATTGAGAAAGAGAAAAAACAACAGAACATCAAACTTAAGTTTATTGCTGAAGCCGACGTTATGGACTTCTTGGCAGAATCACTTGAGGAAGATGGATACACATCTCAACAAGCATCCCCCTTCATTGATTCTCTCCGTATGAGAATTGACGCTGTCAAATCTTCTGATCATGAATTCAAAGAGTATGTAAAAGAAGAGAAGAAACGCAAACGACGAGCAGTAAATGTCGATTCGGATTTATCAGATTGGATAGAAGATTAACTTGACACACCCCCTTATTTGTAGTATAATGATCTCCATATAAGTTGAGTTGAGTCCTTATGAAAATCGCAATTCTAAATGACACCCACTGCGGGTGTCGTAATTCGTCTGACATCTTTATGCAGTACCAAGAACGCTTCTACGGTGAGGTGTTCTTTCCATACTTGTTGGAAAACAACATCACACAGATATTGCACCTTGGTGACTACTACGACAATCGTAAAACAGTCAATCTCAAGGCGCTCAGCCATAACCGTAGAATTTTCTTAGACAGACTGAGAGAATATAATATCCATATGGATATCATTCCCGGCAACCACGATGTTTATTACAAGAACACCAACGGCCTAAACTCTCTCAAAGAGTTAATGGGTCACTACATGAACGAGGTTGACATTCTTATGGACCCGATCGTTCGTGAGTACGAAGGTGTAAAGTTTGGTCTTGTCCCTTGGATCTGTCCTGAAAATGAGAAAGAGATCTTGACATTCTTAGACAACTGTGGCGCTGATGTTATCGGCGGCCATTTTGAGTTGGCTGGATTTGAAATGGATAAGGGTTTAGTCTGTAAAGAGGGCATGGACCCTAAGCCACTACAAAAGTTTGAGACTGTTCTGTCTGGACACTTCCACACTAAGTCAAGTAAAGGTAACATCCACTACCTTGGCGCACAGATGGAGTTTTTCTGGAACGATGCACACGACCCTAAGTACTTTCATATCTATGACACAGAGACTCGTGAACTTACGGCTGTTCAAAATGATGTCACTATCTTCCATAAGATTTATTATGACGAAGACACTGTTAAGTATTTTGAGGATCTATCGTATCTTGACGGCAAATTTGTTAAACTTATAGTTAGTAACCGTTCCGACATCCAAAAGTTTGAGAGATATGTTGAACGCATCCAACAACAAAAGGTCCACGAACTGAAGATTGCTGAAGACTTCCGTGAGTTTCGTGGTGAAAATGTCTCAGATGAGGATTTAAGGGTTGACGACACGGAAACTTTAATCTATAATTACATACAAGAAGTAGAAACTGAATTAGATAAGGACCGCATTAAAACTGTTGTGTCTGAATTGATGGTAGAAGCACAGGCTGTAGAGATTGCATGATTAAATTTGAAACATTGCGTTGGAAGAACTTTCTTTCGACAGGCAACTATTTTAACGATATTAACTTCCTAGACCGTTCTACTAATCTTATTGTGGGTGAGAACGGTGCAGGTAAGTCCACAATGCTTGACGCACTATCGTTTGCATTGTTTGGTAAAGCACACCGTAAGATCACTAAGAATCAATTGATCAACACGATCAATAATAAAGATTGTGTGACTGAGGTGACCTTTACTGTTAACGGTATTAACTACCGCATCTTACGTGGCATTAAACCCGCTAAGTTTGAGATCTGGAAAGATGGTAGTATGATCAACCAGAGCTCACACGCACGAGAATACCAAGAGATTCTTGAGAAGAACATCCTACAGATGTCTCACAAGAGTTTCCACCAAATTGTTGTTCTCGGTTCGTCATCTTTTATCCCGTTCATGCAACTCAACTCAACCTCTCGGCGTGACGTGATAGAAGACCTTCTTGATATTAACATATTTTCTAAAATGAATGTGATACTCAAGGAGAAAACCTCTCTCCTCAAAGGCGAGCTCGAGAACAACAACCATTCCATTGAAATGGTTAAGACACGTATATCTTCTCAAAAGAAGTACATTCGTGACCTCACTGCTATTAACACTCAACAGCGCAAAGACAAGGAGAAGGATATTGCAGATCTCCAGTCAGAGATTGCGGAACTCAATCTTGCGAATGAGAGACTATCCGAAACCGTCAATAATTTGATGCCAACCATCACAGATAGTTTATGCAATATACGTACCAACAAGAGTAAGTTAGACGAATACTATGCCCAGTTTAAGTCGCAAGTAAAGTCTGTGGTCAAAGAGGCTAAGTTCTTTGACGATAATGAAGTGTGTCCTACATGTGATCAGGATATAGCAGAAGACTTACGCAAAAGTAAGAAAGACGCTGCGACCTCTAAGGCAAAAGAATTGAAGTCTGCGATGGATAAAGCTGAGGTTCAACAGAAACAATATCAAGAAGAGATTGATCTCTTAGAAGAACAGATGGCCAGTTGTCTTGCAGATCAGAATACGCTGAACAACAACAATCAAACTATCGGTCGTCTACAACGATCCATCGGTAAGATTCAACAAGACTTGCAGAACATGGTTGACAGCGATGGTGATATGGGCCAAGCTAATACGGATCTAACTACGTTGGACTCTGAATTACACGGGTTGACCGATGATAAATTTAAATTGACCGAAAGATCTTCGTACAATCGTATTGCAAGTGAGTTACTGCGAGATACTGGTATTAAGACCAAGATTATCCGACAGTACATTCCGGTCATTAATGAGTTGACCAACAAGTACTTACAGATTCTAGATTTCTTTGTCCACTTTGAGTTGGACGACAGCTTCAGTGAGACTATCCGGTCACGTTACCGCGACACGTTCTCATATGATTCTTTCTCCGAGGGTGAGAAACAACGTATCGATTTGTCCCTACTATTCACTTGGCGACAAATAGCCAAGATGAAAAATTCTGTGTCGACCAACCTGTTGATCCTTGATGAGACTTTTGATTCGTCTCTCGATGGGGAGGGTGTCGACAACCTTATGAAGATTATTGACACATTAAAAGAAGACACTAATGTGTTTGTAATCTCACACAAGACTGAACTTGAAGATGCCCACTTCGAACGCAAGCTTACGTTTGTTAAGGACAAAAACTTCAGTCGAATGAGAGAAACCACTTGACAAGTGGGTGTAAAGTGTTATATAATGTGCAACATATTAACTGAGGAAAGACCTAATGGAACTATCTAGTCGCACGGTCGAGATCTTGCGTAACTTCTCGACTATCAATCCAAACATTGTAGTCAATGGCGGTAACGTCTTGAAGACTATGTCTATCGCAAAAAACATCGTATCTCGTGCTGAGATCGAAGAAAACTTCCCGAACACATTTGGAATTTATGATCTGTCAGAATTCTTGTCTGTGTTGTCTCTCGTAGACAATCCTTCAATTACTTTCGGAGATAACTTCTGCACCGTGTCCGATGGCAGTGGCCTTTCTTCGGTTAAGTACTTCTACTCTGATCCAGAGATGCTTTCTGCACCCAAGAAAGATATCGTGATGCCTGAGTGTGAGGTCAAATTTATACTCACAAACGAGACACTAAGTAAGATCAAACGTGCGTCGTCTGCTCTTGGATATGACAACATATCAATCCGTCCCAATGGGAACTCTATTGAAGTGTCTGTGATCGATACCAACGATTCCACATCAAACTCATACTCTATCTTGGTTGAAGGTCAGTTCCCTGTGGACGCAGACTTCAACTTTGTTATGGGTGTGGGTAACATGAAGTTGTTGGGAGAAGACTATGAGGTGTCGGTCTCAACTAAGTTGATCTCACACTTCCGATCAATTAATTCTAACACGCAATATTTCATTGCACTTGAAAAGTCATCAACATACGGAGCTTAACATGACTGAAGAACAAACAACATTTAACGAACTTGCAAATCGCGTGTCACGTTCCTGTGTCGCGGTTGTAGATACCGTCGTCACTCGTGGTGGTTTCAAAGGTGAAGAACTCACTACTATCGGACAGTTGCGTGACCAAGCAATTCAGGTTGTGGCTCTTTACGAGACTCTCACGCAACAACAGGCAGAAGAATCTGCCAAGTAACCAGTTTGGGTTCGTGGGTGACCTGTTGCCTGCGAATGATTTTTTTATAATGTTTATATACCCACGAACCCCTTTTTTATGAAACTATATGATCCCCTGATTGCAAAAGAAACATCTATCCACGTTGCTCTTGGGACGGTCATCAATTACCCACTTAACATCTTCTACACATGGCTAGCGGTTGTTAAGTGGGGAATTACGGATCCTTTAACTCTGTCCACAATTCTTACTGTTGGAATATCGTTTGTAGCGTTCACTCGCATATACATAGTAAGGTCCCTTACAGAAAGAAGTAAGGAAAAACTGAAACAGAACATGCCGCTATAGCTCAGCTGGTAGAGCAACTGACTTGTAATCAGTAGGTCCCGCGTTCGATTCGTGGTGGCGGCACCATCTTCGGAGATTCCGTGAATATCACTACAAAAATGTCAGATGTGTTTGCAAGATCAATGACCTCTTTCTTTAGGTTTTTTGCAGACACGTTCTTCCGGCGAAACTATGGCAAACGCGCTCTCATTTTAGAGACAGTTGCTGGAGTGCCGGGCATGGTTGGTGGAATGTTAACCCACTTGTATAGTCTACGCAGACTACAGAAGGGTAACGGCACCAAGATCCAAGAACTGTTAGACGAAG